GAAACAGTGGTAATAGGAACTACTGATGTGTAAGCAGTTGTCGTATCTGTTCCCCAGTTAGTACCAGCAGCAATATGATCACCCCAATAAACAAAATTGGATTGATTGTATATAACTGTCGGGTAATAAATACTATCTCCTTGAGGAGATTTAGCAGATGAATTTTTTGATAGGTTAGAGTAAATCTCTATAACAGCATTACTTCTTTGACCCGCAACATCTACATCAGATCCAGTAATAAGTCCAGTTGTATCAAATATTGCAATGTGTAATTCATCACCAGTTCCACGACCATTTACTTTGTTGTAATCAGATTGGCCAGGAGCAGAATCAAATAAGTCTGCAAATCTCCATCGTCTTGTGATTAAAGCATCATCTGGAATAATAGTCTGCAATCCGCCTGAATCAGGATCATCTTTTAAACGAATACTTAATATTTCACCAGAAATACTAGTAACTTCGTATTGAGTATCACCAGCTTCTATAGAAGCGTAATCTGAAAATGCTAAAACAACATTGTCTGCAACAGTAATAGCTTTGTCTAAAACAAAAACTGTTGCTGAAGTAACTGTTTTAACTGTAACTATTTCAGTAATACCAGCACCGATAACACGATGACCTACTGCAACCGTACCTGAACCACCGTCAACTGTAAGATCAATAGAACTTGTAATAGCACCAGCAACTACTTTTGTGACACTAAAAGCTTCATGAAACTTAATCATGTCACCAACTTGAAAAGCAAACCCTGCTTCATCAGCATCATCGACTGTAATCGTTTTATCACCAATAGCTCCAGCACCGTTTACTAGGTTGTTTGAACCCAAGTCTTGCTCATATGCTTGTGCAGAAGGACATACTTCAACACCAACTGAGTTACCTAAAGTACCAGCAGTTCTTGCAAGCCAGTCATTTGTTGTACTTTGACCATCACCTGTTTCTGCAAAGAAATCTGTGAGATAATGCTCAGTATCACGAACTAATACACCACTAGATTCACCAGCATTAACAATGGCAGATTCTGGACGAACTACCTTGAGAGTATTACTATATTTTAGAAAGTTAGAAGCAGTAAACCAAAACTCAAAATTACTTGAATTAGGTTTACCAAAATTGTTAAGGAGGTCAGCTTCAGAGGTAATTGTAACTATAGAAGACACATCGCCCTTCTCAAATGGGCCTGCAATTGCACCGATTGTGGTGTCAACTGATGGTACTACATTAGTTAAATCAATCTCTTTGACATGAACGCCAGGAGAAACTAGAAAAGACATATATTGTACTCCTTATCTTTAAGAGTTGGTTATTTTGTTTATACAGATATTTATAAAAAAAGAAACTTACAAAAACAATTTTTATAAGTGTTATAACATATAAATATTAATATGGTAAATGCACATTATGAAAAGTATAAAGATACGATTAAAAAGGTGGCTCGTAGAAACTATCGCAAAAGAATCATACTATTAAATGAAAATTTAGCAGATAAGTCTTGTAAACACTGTGGTGAAAGCGAAACTGTGTGTTTAAAATACTATCCTCACGATTCAGAGATAAGAAAAATAACAAAAAGAGTTGGTACTAATCCTAAGAGTAGAAAAGAAATATTCTCTCTTATTGATGAAAGTATCATATTATGTACTAATTGTTGGATTAAAGTTGATAATGATTTATTAGAATTTATATAATATTACCAATCTGATCCATAATCTCTTACTACCGCAGCCCACTTTGTACCGTACTCATCTACCATATTTCCTATATTCTCATCCTCCAATCCATTAACTACGAAACCAAAAGGTGCCATATCCTGCTCTAATGCATTTTGTTGTTCTTGCATCATTGTCATACGTACATCACTATCTGTTAATTCTTTAAAATATTGTTGATCTGTTACCCATGCAAATATAAACAAACACGCAACTAGATCATCATTACACCCATCATCAGCTTCATAGGAAGAACCTTTTACTATAAACGTAGATAACTCTCTAATAATATCTAAATCTTCTACTATAAGTTTATCATCTTCTATTAATTGTTTAAGATTAGAACATCCTATTTTCTTAACTGCTTTGGTTGTCCTAACACCTAATTGAGCTTTACCCCCACTGAAACCTCCTCCAAGTACCTGTCCTGACCTTCCACGCATGGAAGCCATGATTAAATTATCGTACTCTAAATCAAACTGTAAAGTATTGGCAACCTGTTCTCCAATATCATTTACCTCTACTAAAACAAATGCTTGGTTATATGCACGAGCAACGTCATAAATTTTCGCTGGGAATAGAAGGGGTTTTATTTCGTTATCTCTGTATTTTGCAACTACCCTATAGGGCATTTCTGATACGTCAACTACAATAAATGCAGAATAATCATTTTGTGTACCTCTAGCAACGTCAGCAGTAATTACATAGGTATGACCTTCTTGTGGTGCAATATGTAAATCAAACCCTGCATTTGATTGTTTAGGTTCTCTATAAGGTAATATTTTAAGTTTCTGTGAAGATATGAGAGTATTGATAGAACCAAGAAACTCACACTCAAACTCTGTTTGGAATTGTTGTAGTGAGGTATTCTTAATAGTTTGATTCTTCCACTCTTCATCACGGCCTGGAATTTCACTCCAATGTACTTCAATAGGGATATATTCGTTTCGTTGTTCTTCTGCATCTACCCATAGTTTATAGAACATATTCATACCATGTGGAGTAGAAACAATCATCACTTTAGTAGTTTTACCTGATGATATAGTAGGATAAACAGAACTAAAGAACTGTTCTGCTACGTTACTAGGAACATAAGCAAACTCATCAAGGAAAATAATATTATAAGAACCGCCACGAACCGCACTGGCAGAAGTAGAAGACGCAAGAATCTTCGAACCATTTTCAAGTTCTAAACTCCCTTTGTTCCATGACATTACTCCCTGTTGTAACCATTTTGGTAAATGTTCATACGCAAGTTGTAATCTACCTAATAAATCTCTTGCAGTTGCAGCCTTATTCGCAAGGATTGCAACATTAACAGAATCATTAAACAGAACATAATGAAGTAAGTAAGAAATGATAGTAGTCGATTTACCAGACTGTCTTGGAAGTTTACATATAGTAAAACGATTATTGTGGAACGTGCCTACCATTTCCTTTTGAAAATCATATAAATCAAAAGGAACAAGCCCCTCATCTAGAGAGACAATTTTTATATAACTCTTAATAAAGTAAATAGGGTCTTTCATACATAATGAAAACTCTTCTACTTGTTCCTTTGTCCAAGATTGTTGGACATTAGCCTTTTTAAGATTTGGATTACCTAGATATACACCTTCACTCAATGGTTTTACCTTTAATTAATTTTTGTAATTCAGCAGTAGAACCTACAAACAATGCATTAGTAACATTCTTAGGAGCAGTGTTTGGAACCTCTTTAAGTCTCTTCATCTTCTCTTGAAGATCACCTAGTTTTTCGGTAACTTCTGAGACTTGTTTGATAAGATTTCCAGCAACCTCATATCCTCTTGGATGTTCTCCTTCCTTTGCAATTTCCAATATTCCGTCAATTGCAACTGAGCCTTTTTCAACCAAGTTATAAAATTGTTTTCTTTGGTATTCATAATCTTTTTCAATATCATCTTCTTCGTTTGAAATATTTTCTACTACTATTGGTAAAGTTTCAGTAGTATCTTTATTGTGTTTATAGTTCCAAGGTTCCTTCTGTAATATTTCTACATCACCAGCAACCCCAAGAGCTTTATTTAATTCTTTGAGGGGATCAGACATTATGTTTCTACATCTGTTCCTGTTACTGGATCATAGACTTTTGAATCGGTAAAAAATGCAGACGTTTCATTAAAACCAAAATCATCGTCTGCGTCAGCAGTAGCAGGTTTTGGTGAAACTGTATATCTTTGTTCCCGTTTCGGAGCAGTATCTTTAAGATCAGTATATTGGTCAACCTGTACTGTTTTGATGACAGCCTGAGAAGTAACAGGGCCATAGAGATAAAACTTTGCAGTAAAATCTAAAGTATAAATTAAAGCTCGTCTTGTTTCAAAGTCTCCTTGATAATTGTCCTCATATGACACACTATTCAATACAATAGGAACATCTCTTTTAATACCCATATCTGCCATATCATTAATTGTAAGAGTATAATCTGGTTGGAAGTAAGGAAGAATTTGTTCAATGATCTGTAAGGAATCATCAGATTCTTTAGCCATCACGTATAACTGTATATTTAAATTATATGGTACAGGCATAAACTGAGTATCAAGACGATCATCATTTACACCTTTAACCTTTTTAATTTTCTGTACTCTATTGAGTTTTCTAGCAGGATCGTAAGAAAGATTTTGTATTTCAAAACCAATACGAGGAAGAGTAATAGCAACTGTCTTTGATAAATCAGCATCCTCGTTTAAACGAGTAAGCCATTTCTGTCTGGGGCCATAAGCAAGAGGAACCTTCATTGATTGTTTTATATTGCCGTCATTGTCCTTACGAACAAGTTGAATATTATTAAATGTTGTACCAAAAGCAATAATAACTTTTCTTATGCTTTCGTGATAAA